CTTTATACATACAGTATTTATCGGGAGGCATCATGATTATTCGCTATCTCCTTGAGTCAAAATATTTCATTCTTTCGCCCGGCGACGTTCTGAAGTCGTCCGTCCTGTGCGCCGACCAAGATAAACAGATTTTCGTGATCTGGTATTGCTCGCCAGGCTGGCACGTCGCGGAGTACCTCTGGCGCCGGCGCTGGGAAAAGCTGACCGACAATGTCTTTGAGAATGAGGCCTACGCCTACCAGTACGCGGTTGATTTCTTCATGGCCAGGCGGGAAAAGAAATTGCCGCCGCGAATGTCGTTTGACGCGCATCTTGAGCAGCTTGGCGTAAAAGTTCACGGTATTGCGCTATAGCGGTAACAACATGGTATTCTGTTACCATTGCGGTAACAATTTCGTGAGGATGCCATGGCGAAACGACCCTCAACACAGTTTAAGCCTCTGACGGTTATCCAGGAGGCTTACTGTCAGGAATACATCAAATCCCCTGGGAATCAGACTCAGGCGGCGATTAATGCAGGTTATTCATCCAAGACAGCCGCAAAGTTTGCCAGTCAGAATATGCGTGATGAGCGTATCCAGAAACGGATTGCTGAGCTGATGGCGGAGCGCAACAAGCGGCTGAAGGTAAGTGCGGATTATGTCCTGAACCGGCTGGTGGAGATCGACCAGATGGACGTGATCGACATCCTCAACGACGACGGTGGGATGAAGCCGATTGCTGAGTGGCCAAAGGTCTGGCGCACATCTCTCAGTGCGATGGATATCGCGACCATCAAGACGACACAAGCCTCCCTGCAAAAAGAGAATGGCGAGGCGGATCTCTCTGTTGAGGATGTTGAACATATCCTGAAAAAGGTGAAATGGCCGGATAAGGTGAAGAACCTCGAGCTGATTGGTAAGCACGTCGATGTTAACGCGTTTAAAGACCGTGTGGAGGTATCAGGCACGGTCACCATTGCCGACCGCATGGCAGCCGCCAGGAAGCGCCTGAAAGAACGGCAGGGCGGTGACCAGTGACCGCCGCAGCAATTTCACCGGAAGAGCAGCTTGTTGAAGACATTGCCAGCTTTACGCACGATCCGCTTGGCTATGCGCTTTACGCGTTCCCCTGGGGCGAAGATGGCGGAGAACTGGCGCACGCTGCCGGGCCTCGCCAGTGGCAGGCTGATGCATTCCGGGAAATAGGCGAGCACCTTCAAAACCCGGCGACGCGGCACCAGCCGTTGATGATTGCCCGCGCATCCGGTCACGGTATCGGTAAATCGGCGTTTATCTCGATGCTTATCAAGTGGGGTATGGATACCTGCGAGGACTGCAAAGTCGTTGTGACAGCCAATACAGAGAACCAGCTACGCACTAAAACATGGCCGGAAATAATTAAATGGTCGAACCTGGCAATCACTAAAGACTGGTTCACAACCACCGCCACAGCGATGTACAGCAACGATACGGGCCACGATAAGCGCTGGCGCGCCGATGCTATCCCGTGGTCAGAACACAACACAGAGGCATTCGCAGGACTGCACAACGAGCGTAAGCGCATCATCGTGGTATTCGACGAAGCCTCCAACATTGCCGATCTGGTGTGGGAAGTAGCCGAAGGGGCGCTGACGGATGAGGATACAGAGATTATCTGGGTGGCGTTCGGTAACCCGACGCGTAACACCGGTCGTTTCCGCGAGTGTTTCCGCAAATATAAACACCGCTGGAAGGCAAAGCAGATCGACAGCCGCACTGTAGAGGGAACAAACAAAGAGCAGCTCCAGAAATGGGTGGACGACTACGGCGAGGACAGCGACTTTGTGAAGGTTCGTGTTCGCGGGATATTCCCGGATGCGTCAGAGCTGCAGTTTATCCCGACAGGTCTCACTGACGAGGCGATGAAGCGCGTGGTGACCGCTGCGCAGGTGGCGCACGCTCCGGTGATTATCGGAGTTGACCCGGCTTATTCCGGCGTGGATGACGCGGTGATATACCTGAGGCAGGGGCTGCACAGCAAAGTGTTATGGACTGGCAGTAAAACCACCGACGATCTGATTATGGCGAAGCGCATCGCTGACTTCGAGGACCAGTACCAGGCTGACGCGGTGTTTATCGATTTCGGCTACGGCACCGGCCTGAAGTCCATCGGCGACGGCTGGGGGCGATCCTGGCAGCTTGTGCCGTTCGGCGGTGCATCGACTGACCCGCAGATGCTCAACAAGCGTGGTGAGATGTTCAACAGTTGCAAAACGTGGCTTAAGCTTGGCGGTGCGCTGGATGACCAAGAAACAGCTGATGATTTGTCGGCGGCAGAGTACAAGGTGCGGGTGGACGGCAAGATAGTTATGGAGCCGAAAGAGGATATCAGAGACCGTCTCGGGCGATCTCCAGGCAAGGGCGATGCGCTGCTGCTGACCTTTGCTTTCCCGGTGGCGAAGCGGTTGCGCATTCCGGGGCAGGATGGGCAGCAGGGTAGAGCCATAACGGAGTATGACCCTTATGCATAGGGTGCGGATTTCAAATCCGACCCTTCCGAATTTTTCGAACTCATTTTTTTATTAATTGAATCAGTTACATAAAATTGATGGTGGGCATTTTAAAAGGCAGATTTCTAGCTTTTTAGTTCATCCAGTAGGACTCCTTGAAATCAAGGACACCTAAATGTTCTTAGCTTAACCATGACGACCTATGTTCAACATAGACCGTTCATCTTGAATCAATCAAAAAGCCCGCACTCGGCGGGCTATTGTGACATGTCACGCAATCAATAAGTGATTTTATCAAACGCAGCGTTGATCGCTTCGGCGATGTTTTCTGCGAATGCTTTGTCGAAACCCGCGTTTTTCTCCAGCACCGAAGAGAGGCACTGAAGCTTGTGGATGTGAATGCAGGCGGCGCGGTCTTGTTCACGGGTAGGAAGGGTTTCCTCTTTAGAAATGCTCTCGATCATGATATTCACCTTAAAAAAATGCCCGGCGAACCGGGCTAACTAAAACCAATGGGAGTTACGGGGTTTACAACAGAAAGCCATCGCGATGACGTTCTGGTGTAAAAAGGGCGGCATCAGGAAAGGATTCAAAAAAAACCTGTGCCGCCAAGATTCACACTGGTACTGCGTTATCACGGTCCTAAGCGTGATTGGGTTGTGGTGGCCGGGCCGAGAATCCGGCTTACTGGTTGGAGCGCCCGCACCACCAGTGACACTGTCTTGAGGCGCCGATTGGTTACGGCTTGCCATGAGCGCTGTTTATACATCGGTCGCGCATCAGTCTGCGCATTCACCACAAAGGAACCTGTCAGGCCGCTGCGACGCATGTGCCATACGCCGTACATCTTTCCGGTTACGTCTCCGGCGAGGGCTTCCACCTCTCGTCTGGCTTTTCCACGCAAGCGCGTGCTTGTGTTACCTAAAAGGTAATAATTACACCGTAATATGTCAATACCCTACGCTAAATAATCCTTATGTGGTTAAATTGGTAATAATTTAATCGCGTGCGGAGTCATTGAAATGTGCATGGGTAGCTCACCATCAGTACCGGCAGCGCCGGAAATCCAGGCAGCACCGCAGGAACAGGACGCCGCCGTCGTTGAGGCTCGTGACGATGAGACGCGCCGCCGTCGTGCCGCAGCAGGCCGCAACTCCACTCTGCTGACCGGCGCACAGGGCGACACCTCTGCCGCTAATACCAGCGGTAAAACGCTGCTGGGCCAGTAAGGGACCGTCATGGCCGGGACAAACGAAACCATCAAAGAGCAATTGCTGAAACAGTTTGCTCAACTGGAAAATGACCGGTCGTCATTCGATCCACACTGGCGCGACCTCACTGATTTCATCAACCCTCGCGGATCACGCTTCCTCACTTCTGAGGTGAATCGCGGCGAGCGGCGCAACACCAAAATCGTTGACCCAACGGCGACCATGGCAAACCGGACACTGTCCAGCGGCATGATGTCCGGCATCACCAGCCCGGCCCGTCCGTGGTTCCGTCTGGCGACGCCTGACCCTGACATGATGGATTACGGCCCGGTTAAGCTGTGGCTCGAAATCGTGCAGCGCCGCATGAACGATATGTTCAATAAGTCGAACCTTTATCAGTCACTGCCCCTGCTTTACGGCAGCCTGGGCACGCTGGGCACTGGCGCTATGGCTGTGCTGGAAGATGATGACGACATTATCCGTACGATGATGTTCCCGATTGGCAGCTACTGGCTGGCAAACAGCCCGCGCGGAAGCGTCGACACCTGCTTTCGCAAGTTCTCAATGACCGTTCGTCAGATCGTCATGGAATTTGGACTGGATAAGGTCAGCACGTCCGTTAAAAGCATGTGGGAGTCGGGAAACTACGAGCAGTGGATCGAAGTGATGCACTCTGTTTTCCCGAACATAAACCGCGATACGGCAAAGCTCGACAGCAAAAACAAGCTGTATAAGTCCGTCTATTTCGAGGTTGGCGGCGACAGTGACAAAGTGCTGCGCGAATCAGGCTACGACGAATTCCCCATCATGGCGCCGCGCTGGGAAGTTAACGGCGAGGACGTCTACGGCTCATCCTGCCCTGGCATGATTGCCCTTGGTCAGGTTAAAGCCCTTCAGCTTGAGCAGAGGCGCAAGTCACAACTGATCGACAAAGCCACTAACCCGCCAATGGTCGGCCCGTCATCACTGAAGAATCAGCGAGTTTCCCTGCTGCCTGGCGACATCACGTATATCGACCAGATGGGCAATCAGGATGGTTTCAAACCTGCTTACCTGGTTAACCCGAATACTGCCGACCTGCTGGCTGACATTCAGGACACGCGGCAGGTGATCAACAGTGCCTACTTCGTTGACCTGTTCATGATGTTGCAGCAGATCAACACGCGCTCAATGCCTGTTGAAGCCGTGATTGAGATGAAGGAAGAGAAGCTCCTGATGCTCGGTCCGGTTCTGGAGCGTCTCAACGACGAATGCCTGAACCCGCTGATCGACCGCGCTTTCTCGATGATGGTGAAAAAGAACATGCTTCCTCCGCCGCCGGACGCGCTCAGCGGCACGCCGCTGCGCGTGGAATACATCTCCGTTATGGCGCAGGCGCAGAAGTCTATCGGCCTGTCCAGCCTCGCCAATACCGTGACATTTATCGGCCAGCTTGCCGCGGCGAAACCTGAAGCGCTCGACAAGCTGAACGTGGATCAGGCTATCGACACGTTTGCCGATATGTCCGGCGTATCAGCCACGGTCATTCTCCCGCAGGAGCAGGTGAATAAAATCCGCCAGGACCGCGCACAACAGCAACAGATGCAGCAAAACGCAGCCATAGCAATGGCAGCGGCGCAGGGTGCCAAGACCCTCAGCGAAGCGCAGACGTCAGATCCAAGCGCGCTGACCGCGCTCACCCGCGCAGCGGCTGGAGGTAATCAGCAATGACAGACCTCTATGAAGATGAGCAGCCGAGCGCTGAACAACTGAAGCGCATGGCAGAGCGCGAAGAGCGAGACGCCGAAGATATCCATTTTGTTATGGGCTCCGAGCGTGGCCGCCGCGTTGTGTGGCAGGTGCTTGAACAGGGAAAGGTGTTTGCCGCCTGCTTTGCCGCCGACCCGCATATCACAGCTTTCAACGAAGGGCAGCGCAATCTGGCGCTGGCGCTGTTTCAGCGCGTTATGACCTGCTGCCCCGAACTCTATCTGAAGATGGCTGATGAAGCCGCTAAACAGGAGTGATCATGAATTTGTTTGAACGTTTACTTTATCGCCGACTTTGCAACGAGCAGCCTGCCGATGGCGGTGCAGCTCCGGCCGCTTCCGCACCGGCAGTGACTGCCACTGAGCAATCACAGGGCGATGCATCTCAGCAACCGGGGGCGCAGGCAGAAGGCCAGTCTCAGGATAACGCTGAGCAAAAGCCGGATCCCACTACCGAGCAGCCGAAAAAGGATGAAGAGAAGCCTGGCGAAAAGAAAGACGGAAAAGAAGAAAACAAAAAACCTGAAGGCGCGCCGGAAACCTATGAATTCAAAGCCGCTGAAGGCGTTGAACTGGATACGGAAGCCCTGAAAGACTTCGAACCGGTGGCACGCGAACTGAACCTGACTAATGAGCAGGCGCAGAAGCTGGTGGACGCATACCCGAAAATCCTGGCTGGCGTGCAGCAGCGTCAGGTGGAAGCCTGGCAGAAACAAACTCAGGACTGGGCGGCGGACGTGAAAGCCGACAAAGAGATTGGCGGCGACAAACTCACCGCCAGCCTGAGCAAAGCGCAACAGGCGCTGGAAACGTTCAGCACTCCCGAGCTCAAAGAATACCTGAACGAAACCGGCCTCGGTAATCACCCCGAACTGGTGAAAGCGTTCGTGAAAATCGGTAAGGCCATGTCGGAAGACAACATGGTTTCCGCCGCAAATACCGGTCAGCGTAGTGCTGCCGAAGTGCTCTATGGCAAAAACTAAGAGAGGATATAACCATGGCTGTTAAAGGCTTAACTGCGCTGACGCTGGCAGACTGGGGTAAGCGCGTAGATCCCAACGGGAAGGTTGATAAAATTATCGAGCTTCTCGGTCAAACTAACCCGATCCTTCAGGATATGCCGTTTGTCGAAGGCAACCTGCCTACCGGGCACCGCACCACTATCCGCACCGGATTGCCCGCTGCTACGTGGCGACTGTTGAACTACGGCGTTCCGCAGGGTAAATCAACCACTGCGCAGGTTACCGATACTGTCGGTATGCTGGAAACCTACGCAGAGGTAGATAAATCGCTGGCAGATCTGAACGGCAATACCGCCGAATTTCGTCTGTCGGAAGACCGTGCATTCATTGAAGGCATGAACCAGCAGATGGCGCAAACGCTGTTTTACGGTGATACCAGTGTCAACCCGCAGCAATTCATGGGCCTTTCTTCCCGCTACTCCAGCAAATCCGCCGGTAACGGTCAGAACATTATCGACGCTGGCGGCACCGGTACCGATAACACTTCTATCTGGCTGGTGGTTTGGGGTGAAAACACGGTGCATGGCATCTTCCCGAAAGGCCAGAAAGCTGGCTTGCAGCACCAGGATCTGGGTGAGCAAACCCTTATCGATGCCAATGGCGGCAAATACCAGGGCTATCGTACCCACTATAAGTGGGATAACGGCCTTGCTCTGCGCGACTGGCGCTATGTGGTTCGCATCGCGAATATCGATGTCAGTGATCTGAGCGGCGGCAGCGCAGCCAACATCGTAAAACTGATGGTAGCCGCACTGCATCGCATCCCGAACCGTGGCATGGGCAAACCGGTGTTCTATATGAACCGCACCATTGCCCAGGCGCTTGACCTCCAGTCTCTGGACAAAGCGTCGCTGGCGCTGTCCGTCAAAGAGACCGAAGGCGAATTCTGGACCACGTTCCGTGGCATCCCAATCCGTGAAACCGACGCGATTCTGGAAACTGAATCCCGCGTTGTGTAACGCCTGTCATTAACGAATGGGCCTTAACGGGCCCATAAATGGAGATAAAGAGATGATCCTCGACAAACTGTTGATGTTCTCCGAATCACAGGCGGTTACGGCGTCTGCTGCTTCGACTGATGTGATTGACCTTGGCCCGATTGACGGCACGCGCCGCGACATCGGCGTGGGTGAGCCGCTGGAATGGTTCGTTAACGTCAATACCACGGCGACCGCCGCCGGGGCCGCGACTGTTAACATCAACCTTCAGACCAGCCCGGATAACTCCACCTGGACGACCATTGCGAGCTCCGGCGATCTGGCGCTGGCCGCGCTGACCGCTGGTAAACGCATCGTTTCCCAAAAAGTCCCCCAGGGTGTTCAGCGCTATCTGCGTCTGAACTATGTCGTAGGCACCGGGCCGCTGACCGCCGGCGCTTTCACCTCGGGTATCAATCTGGATGTGGATGGCAATAACACCACGTTCTACGCGACCCGTTCCAAAATCACTGGTTAAGGAATAAGTAAATGACTCAGGAAAAAGCGAAGTACCGCGTTCTGCGTCTGTCGTTTATCGGCAACCAGTTGCTGGATGAAGGCGCGGAAGTGGAATACGACGGCGAACCGGGCAGTGCACTGGAGCCGCTCAACGATGCCGCAGAGGCTGCCAAGAAGAAAGCCGTGAAAAAGCACGGCCAGTCTTTCCATGACGCTAAACCCGTCACCGCGACCGTGCTGGATGATGGCTCTAACGAAGCATCCAGCGGCGCTATCAGCGACGATCTGGCATCGCTTCGACAGCAGTACGAAGACCTTTTCAACGAGAAGCCCGGCAACATGAAGGCCGAAACGTTGAAAGAGCGTATCGCCGATAAGCGTAAAGAGCTGGGCGTTTAAGCCTCAGGTGTTGAACAGAGGGGCTTCGGCCCCTTTCTTGCAGGAGCGCATTATGGAACTCGTAAACCTCAAAACCGGCACCGATACCTACCAGGACGAAAGCGGTAAAACGCAGAGCCGCGACGATTACCCCTGGGGGCTGTGCATCAATCTTGATAATGAAACCCTGAAAAAACTGGGCGCCACGCCGCAGCCGGTAGGATCTGAAGTCATGATTACTGCCCGCGCCATTATCAAAAGCACCTCCTCACGCGAAAGCGAAGACGGCCCCCGCCATGATGCCAGCCTGCAGATCACTGATATGGCTATCGCCGCAGCCAGTCAGCAGGAACAGAAAAGCGCAGCTGAAACACTGTACGGCGCCGGGGGTGAGTAATGCCTTCCGTTATCGAGATCTGCAACCGGGCGCTGAGCAATATTGGTAACAGCCGCAGCATTAACAGCCTGAACGAGGCCAGCAAAGAAGCGGGCGAATGCTCCCTGCATTTTGACGCCTGCCGCGACGCGGTGCTGTCCGATTTCGACTGGAACTTTGCAACTAAGCGCGTGGCACTGGCCGACACAAACAGCCCGCCGCCAGACTGGCAATACGCTTACCGTTATCCGACAGACTGCCTTCGCATCACCGCAATCATGCTGCCAGGTGTGCGTAATCCAACAGCTGATATGCGTGTGCAGTATGAAGTTGGCGCGGATTCCGATGGCACCGGCAAGCTGATTTATACGGACCAGCCGCAGGCCTGGCTGAAATACGTCACCCGCATCACGGATGTGAACATGTTTGATGCGATTTTTCAGGAGGCTCTTGCCTGGAGGCTGGCGGCCGCAATCAACATGGCACTGACTGGTAGTGCTGATCTCGGTAACAACGCATTGAATATGTACTATCGCGTCATTCTCAGCGCGGGCTCTCACAGCATGAACGAGTCGCAGGAGCCGGTTCAGCCTGAAAGCGAATTCACCATTGCGAGGTTGTCATAATGGCTATCAGCTGGATCCAGCCGTCATTCGCTGGTGGTGAAATTGGCCCGTCTCTGTACGGCCGCATTGATATGGCTAAATATCAGATAGCGCTGCGCAAGTGCGATAATTTCATCGTGCGGCAATACGGCGGTGTTGAGAACCGCCCTGGCACGCGTTTTGTTGGCGCAGCAAAATATCCCAATCGCAAATGCCGACTCATCCCGTTTCAGTTCTCAACCGTACAGACGTATGCGCTGGAGTTTGGTCACGGATACATGCGCGTTATCAAGGATGGCGCTTATGTTCTGAACAGCAGCAATGTGATTTATGAACTGGCTATGCCCTATGCAGAAGCCGATCTGTTCCGGATTAAATATACGCAGAGTGCGGACGTTTTAACGATCGTTCACCCGTCATACCCGCCAAAAGAATTACGCCGGTACGCGCATGACAACTGGCAGATAGTCGATGTGGAAACGAAGAACGGTCCATTCGAAGATATCAACGTTAACGAAGCGATCACTGTTTATGCCAGTGACGAAACTGGAGTTGTAACGCTCACCGCCAGCCAGCCAATTTTTGGGGCTGAGCAGGCAGGGAAACTTTTTTATCTTGAGCAACCAGCGATTGACGCGGTTCCGGTATGGGAAACAAGTAAGGATACGTTGGTCGATGACGTGCGCCGTGCAGACAGTAACTATTATCGTGCCAACACTGCCGGGAAAACTGGCACGCTCAGACCATCTCACACCGAAGGAATGTCCTGGGATGGATGGGGCGGAAGCGGTTCAGGTGCGACCGGTGTCCAGTGGCAATATCTTCACAGCGGTTTCGGCATTGTAAGAATAACAGCTGCGTCCGGCACTACAGCAACCGCTACTGTCATATCAAGGATCCCATCAAATGTTGTTGGCAGTGCAAACGCCAGCTACAAATGGGCCCGTTATGCCTGGAACAGCGTAAACGGTTACCCAGGCACGGTCGTTTATTATCAACAGCGTTTATATTTTGCCGCGTCGGCTGCATATCCTCAAACCATCTGGGGTAGTCGTACAGGCGACTATAAGGATTTCGGTAAAAATATACCGCTCCAGGACGATGACAGAATTATCTATACCTACGCCGGACGGCAGGTTAACGAGATCAGACACATGATTGACGTCGGGTCGCTCGTTGTACTCACTTCCGGCGGCGAGTATTCCGTTACCGGTGACCAGAATAAAGTCCTCACGCCGGGGTCATTTGCCATGAGCTCACAGGGCTCTAACGGATCAAGCAATGTCCCACCAATCGCAGTTGCAAATATTGCTCTTTTTATTCAGGAAAAGGGCAGCGTGGTACGAGACCTAGCTTACTCATTCGATGTGGATGGATACCAGGGCAGCGATCTGACTATTTTAGCTAATCATCTTTTTCAGCAACATTCGCTGGTCGACTGGTCATTCTCTATTGTCCCGTATTCAGCCGCCTGGTGCTGCCGCGAGGATGGCCTTTTAATGGTGATGACGTACCTGCGTGAACAGCAGGTATTTGCATGGGCTCCGCAATCAGGTCCGGGTAAGTTTGAAAGCACTTGTTGTATCAGTGAGGGTCGGGAAGATGCTGTTTACTTCGTCGTCAACCGCATCATCAACGGCCAGACAGTTCGTTATATAGAGCGCCTTTCGAGCCGCACATTTACAGATGATCAGGATGCATTTTTTGTTGATTGCGGTCTGAGTTATGACGGACGTAATTACAGTTCCAGAACAGCCACTATTAGTGGTGGCACTGGAGAATGGAGTTACCAGACTGACTACACGTTGACTGTTAGCGGTGGGGATTATTTCTCATCGATATACGTTGGCGCACAAATCCAGTTTCCGTATACCGGAACAGATCAGAAAACTGGCGAACCAGTGGACATGAACCTGCGCTGCGAAATTGTAGAGTACGTCAGTCCTAACGTTGTTACGGTCAAAGTTAACAGGAACGTACCTGAAATATTAAGAGATGCCCCCACAACTAACTGGAGTCTGGCGCTCCGCAAATTTAATGGCCTCTCTCATCTTGAGGGCCAGACAGTAAATATTCTTTCTGATGCCAACGTTGAACCGCAAAAGGTGGTTACCGGCGGTGCTGTCACGCTGCAGGAGCCTGGCGCAGTTGTCCACATTGGCCTGCCAATAAATGCCCAGTTTGAAACGCTGGATATCAATATTAACGGTCAGGAAACACTGCTCGATAAAAAGCAGATCCTGCCGTCCGTCACCCTCATTGTTAATGCCAGCCGCGGGATATGGGCAACCACGCCTGGCGGAAAATGGTACGAATACCCACAGCGGGAATTCGAGTTTTACGACGATCCGGTTAACGACGCCACGGGCAAAGTTGAAATTAAACTCGACAGTATCTGGGGTAAAAGCAGTCGTGTGAAAATCCGCCAGACCGATCCGCTTCCGGTATCAGTGTTGGCCGTTATTCCTCGCCTGACAGTGGGGGGATTCTGATGATCGACGTTCAGTTACTTCCCGCTACTGAAGATCACATCCAGTTAATCCTGCCAAATGTGCGGCCGGCGGACATTGACGAACTTTACGCGGTATCGCTGATGAGCACCGAGGATGCAATCCGCGTGGGGATCCGCACGGCAACTATGGCATGGTCAGGGTTTGCCAATGGCGAACTGGTAACGATATTTGGTGTTTCCCCTGCATCCATGATCGGCGGCAACGGCATCCCCTGGCTGGTTAGCACGCATCTGGTTGAGAAATATCAGAAAACGTTTTTGCGCGGCAGCCGTCATGCATTGCAGGCGATGTTAGACGTTTATCCGCGTCTCGAAAATTACGTTGATGAGCGCAATTACACCGCCAAAGCCTGGCTTCACTGGCTGGGCTTCCATCTTGAAGCGCCAGCGCCGTATGGTGCGCTTGGCCTGAACTTCCACCGTTTCCACATGGAGAGAAAATAATGTGTAACCCGGCAATCGCTTTAGTGGCCGTCACGGTGGCGTCGGCGGCAATGCAGGCGCAGAGTCAAAGACAACAGTCAAAATATCAGTCGGCAGTTGCAGATCAGAATGCAGACATTGCTGAGGCACAAGCGCAGGACGCTGTTAACCGTGGCAACATCGCGGCGGATCAACGTAGACGTGAAATGCGACAGCGGCAGGGTACGCAGGCCGCAACAATGGGCGCGACTGGCGCGGAGCTGAG